TGATAGACTGTCAGAAAGTACAGGGCTGCTATTTAAAAGAAAGAAACCCTCTCTATCCAGAAAGACCAAGTAAAGGTAGATTATTAACACAAAAACTAGTGGGCAACACTATAATGTACTATATGATAGATAGATCATCACCCCTACAAAGAAAAAGAAGATTAAAAGCAATGATAATTGTAGGAACAGCTGTAGTTTTAAATAACGGATTTTATCTTGAAACGCGTTTTTAATAAATTTTTAAACTTAGTTATAGGTATAGCATTTCTTGCATTACTAGCTTGGAATCCATACCCTTTTCAAGTTCTTGAACTAAAATCGTTTGACTGGATAATGTCAACACAGGAAAAAGTACAAAACGAGAATATTCTTCTAGTAGACTTAGATGAAGAAATAGTTAAAGAATATGGAGGTTATCCACTACCAAGAACTCTCTATAAAGATCTAATTTGGAAAACAGACGCTATTCCAGGTATAACCGTTTTAATGCCAGACCCAGATATTAGAGATCCAATAAATGACGCAGAGCTGTCAACAGCTATGACACTTAAACCAACTGTACTTGCCTACGCGGCATCAGTACAAGCATCTGAAGGTGGGCCGCATGTAGGTACTACTCAGATAGGAGCATCACCCATACCATGGCTATATCAATACCCGGGAATTTTACGACAAACACCCGCCCTAGCAGAGTCCGCAAAAGGCGTAGGACTAATAACAAGCGCACCAGAACTAGACGGAGTCGTAAGACGCGTTCCTCTCGCCGTTAGTTCACAGGAAAAACTATATCCATCTTTCGCATTAGAAATGCTGAGAGTTGGAGTAGGTGATCCAAGCTATCAAATTAAAGTTCAAGAAGCAGGGGTAGAGTGGTTACGAATACCCAACTATCCAACTATACAGACTGATGCAAATGCACGAGTATGGTTAACTTCAAATGTAGAATTTTACAGACAATCAGCAAAAGAATATTTAGAAAACCCACTACAAGGAGCAAACTTTGTAATTTTTGGTGTTACAGCAGAGGGTGTTGTAAACCCAGTACCTACTGCAAAGGGTATGGTTTACCCACATGAGATACAAGCACAAATTTTACACCATCTTATTTATGGAACTAGTCCAGTACAACCTGTTTGGACTCAAGCTGCAGAGCTTTTAGTAGCTTTCATACTAATACTAGCAGTTATGTTTACTGCAAGTAGAGTATATTTTTCACTTCCTATACTTGTAGTAAGTTTATTTTTAACTTATGTTGCAAGTTTATACTATTTTGTTCAAGGTTTCCTACTAGATGTATCAGGTATATTTGTAGTTGTCTTTTTATACTGGTCAATTGTTACATTTAGAGCGTTTGTAGAGCAATTTTTCTTACGCAGACAAGTTAAAAAGCAGTTTGGCACTTATTTATCACCAGACATGGTAAAAATGCTACAAGATGACCCATCTTTACTCAAACTGGGCGGGGAAAGAAAGGAAATGACCTTCCTATTTACTGATATTATGGGCTTTACGCCAGTTTCGGAAGCATTTAAGAAGAATGACGATCCAGAAGGTCTAGTAGATTTGATAAATACTTACCTAGACAGCATGACAAAGATAATTTTAGACAATGGTGGAACAATAGATAAGTATATGGGCGACTGTATCATGGCATTTTGGAATGCACCACTCTTTGAACCAGCTCACGCAGACAGAGCAGTTAAGAGTGCAATAGAGATAAAAGCAAAAACTATCGAATTGAACAAACAATTTAAAGAGCAAGGACTTGACCTACCACCAATAAATGTTGGTACAGGTGTTAATACTGGTACTTGTATCGTAGGAAACATGGGTTCTGAAACTCGATTCGATTATTCCGTAATTGGAGACGCTGTTAACCTTGCAGCGAGATTAGAGGCAACAGCAGGTAGAGGAGATTATGCACAATGGCCAATTATAATATCAAGAGATACCGTAGCCCAATGCAGATATCCTCACAGATTTGAAAAGATTGGTGAAATCTTAGTAAAAGGTAAGTCAGAACCTGTGGAAATATATTCTGTATAAAAAATTTTTCTGCTACATACATACTACAAATAAAAATTGTAACAAATTTTTTTGTAAACATCGAGAACATTGTAGGTTAAAGTAACGATGTGATTTTTAAATATCTGGAAAAATATTCAAAAAATAAAAAAGTAGAAAAAACTGAGACGTTTCAAGTAAAGATAATTACCTCAGGAAAATAGTTCTTGACAAGGATCTTTAATTTTGATATACTATCATAAATGAATTTTAAAATTCAAAGTTAACAACAGGGCAAAGTAATGAGTGATAATTTAAACGAGATAGAGCGCAGATTATCTGTTCACGAAGCTCAATGCGAAGAGAGATGGAAGACTATCTTTGGTCGTATGGAGGGTCAAGAGGAACAGCTAAAACGCATGGAAAATATACTAATTGGTATAGCGGGTGCTGTTATCTGTGGAGGAGGCTCTGTAATTATCACAATAATGGCCATGCATAGTGGCTAAAGGAGAAAGAACATGGCATTGAAAAATTATGCAACAAAAGAAATGAAAGCCGTAGACAGTAAAGTTCCTACTTCAGATGGAGTAATCTGGAAAGAAGGAAGTGTTTGGAAATTTAAGTGGAAAGGTAGTGAATGTGGATATACTACTGAAAACGATGCGAAAAAAGGACTGGCTAAAGTAAGTGGCACGTCTAAAGAAAAGTCTTAAAACCTTTTGGTTATGGCTAGTTAGCTGGTTTTCAAAGCGTTGGAGACTAGATGTTAGTTATAATAAACAATGGGGTGATGCAGACGATAGACAATATATTGTCAAAAAATTTCTTATTAAAAAAGATAAGCATTTAAAATTTATAACTCATACAAAAGAAGTTATAGAAATTAGAAGCCCCTCTGGACTAAACTACAGGATTACATCTTTATGAAAATATTAGTACTACTATGTCTAATTTTTCCCGCTAGTGAAAGACCTATTGATGTAAAGGACTGTACAATGTGGAAGTATGGTGAACCAGAAGTATATGAGTGGTGTTTAGAAAAACCAACTCCAGAAATTATTAGAGAATTATGAATCAATTACTTATAGGAATAATACTAATTATGGGCTTTTTAGGCTACGGGTTGTATATAGAAAATGAAAACCTAAAAGCAGAAAACGCAGCCTATGTACTAAGAGATAAAGAACAAGACGCAGCAATAAATCAACTTCAAGGAGATTTAGAACTGCAAGGTAAGGGTTTACAGGAAATGCAAGCAAGAAATGCTGAAATTCAAGGTGAGATGAACCGTTACTTAGATATATTTAAAAGACACAATTTAACAAAGTTAGCAGCAGCAAAGCCTGGGCTAATTGAACCAAGAGCAAACAAAGCTACTAAGGAGGTATTCGATGGAATCGAAGAAGATAGTCGCAATATTGACGATCTCGATGATGGTATCCAGCTGCAGTCTGGTACCAACTAAAAAAGAAGTTGAAATAAAAACAAAAGCGATTGAGCGGACTATAATTCAGCCCGTTATGCCTCGAGAAATTGATTTAAAAGAACCATATTGGTATGTAGTTTCAGATAAAAACATTGATGAATTTCTAGCAAGAGTGGAAAAAGATCAAGGACAGGTAGTCTTTTTTGCGATGTCAGTTCCAGATTATGAACTAATGGCATATAATATGCAAGAACTAAAAAGATATATAAATGAATTAAAAGAGGTGGTAGTCTATTACAAAAAAGTAACTACACCACCTAAAAAAGATGACGAATCATAAAAGAAGATTAGAAATCTGTTATCGTTGTCAATATATAACAGCTTTGAAGGTGTGTAAAGTATGTAAGTGTTTTATGCCCCTAAAAGTACGATCATCAAGGGCAAAATGCCCTAAGAACTTATGGGGAGAAAAGTTATGATGAATAAAATAATGGCAGTCAAAGACTGGGTAATGGCTAGAGTAGCCGAGAGGACTTCGTGGGACGGAGCAACTATCATTGGTGGTAGTGTTCTAATTCTCATGGGAGCACCAATAATCGAAATGCTTGCATGGCCAGCACTAGCTTGGGGTGTTTATACTCTGATCAAGGAGCAATCGTAGTGCCTTATCATTACAAACCTAAAAAGGGTAAAAAGAAAAAACGCGGTAAAAAGCGTAAGAAAAGAATGAAACACCATGGCTGCTAGAAGACGCACAACTAGAAGGAAAAAACGAGCTTCTAAAAAGAAACGTAATATTCCTACTAATAAAAAGCTATACGCACGGATAAAAGCAAAAACTAAAAGAAAATTTGCTGTTTATCCGAGTGCGTATGCTAATGCATATCTTGTACGAGAGTATAAGAAAGCTGGTGGGAGATATAGACGTGGCTAAAAAGTTAACTAAAAGACAAACAAACGCACTTAGAAGACATAGTCGTCATCATACTAAAAAGCATATGAAGTTTATGAGAGCACAAATGAGAAAAGGTAAAACCTTTACTCAAGCTCACAAAGCTGCTATGAAAAAGGTAGGACGATAATGGCTAGAGGAGGCTTAGGCAAATGGTTTGGTCAACGTTGGGTTAACATTGGAGCACCAAAGAAAGGCGGTAAATACCAACCTTGTGGCAGGAGAAAAGCCAAGAAAAATAGAAGAGGGTATCCGAAATGTGTTCCAGCAGCGAAAGCCGCAGCGATGACAAAAGCTCAAATAAAATCAGCAGTCCGAAGAAAAAGGGCTAAGAAACAGGGAGTAGGTGGTAAACCCACTAACGTCAAAACTGTTGTAAGAAGGAGAAGACGCCGTGCCACGAAAACGAAGAGGAGGTAGGAAACGAGACCCTCGGCTTAAAAGAGCTGGAGTGTCTGGTTACAACAAACCTAAACGTACGCCTAAACATAGAACTAAATCACACGTTGTTGTTGCAAAAGTAGGAAAGAGAGTAAAAACTATTCGATTTGGACAACAAGGAGTTAGGGGTGCTGGTAAAAAACCTAAGTCAGCAGCACAGAAAGCAAGACGTAGATCTTTTAAAGCTCGTCATGCTAAAAACATACGCAAAGGTAGATTATCGGCTGCGTACTGGGCAAACAAGGTTAAATGGTAATGCCAATCACCAAAACAAAAAAAGGTTGGAAAATAAACAATACTTCTGGAGTTTCTAAAACCAAGAAAGCAGCAAAGCGTAGACTTCGAGCAATTAAATGGAAACAGAAACGCAGGAAAAGACGTAGAACATATACTACGTAGGAGACAAAAATGTCAATAAAATTTTTAGGAGTACAAGCAGCATGTGGAACAAGTGTGGGGGCAGCCTCAACATTTGAAAATGCCACAGAAGTAAGACTTATTAATACAGGAGCAGCAGAGTACCTAGTCACTATAGCAAATAGTGCAGATACTACGCTTGCTACTTTTACTTTGGAAAGTTTAGCAGATATTATAGTTACTAAAGGCGCTACTGATCAGATATTTGCAGCAAATGCAGCTGTTCTTGGTGTACCTTGTAATATAGGCAGGTAATTTATGATTCAAGATAACTGGTTAGAAGATGTAGGAGATCTTTGTGTTACAACATTAGAGATGTTAAACACAAAAGTTCAAAGTGGTTCTGTCGTTACTAATGATGACAAACTCTTAAGAGATATTTGTCTGGGTTATTTATATATGTTAAGCATATGTAATGAAGAAGGACTAATATCTGAAACACACATACCCCTTAATTTAAGAAAAAATATAACAATACACTAATGTTAGATGTAAGTAGGAAAGATATACTACGAGATAGTATAATGGAGTTTGATGCAGCTTCACGCTTTATCAAATTACCCATATCCGAATACTTAAACCTTTTAGGGGTTACACCAAATTCAGCGCAGGTAGCATTGATCAATGCTATAAATAATCCAAAGTATAGATTCGTATGCGCAGCTTTATCTAGGCGGCAAGGGAAAACATATATAACTAACGTCATTGGACAACTGGTTTCACTCGTGCCTAATTCCCACATTCTAATAATGTCACCTAACTATGCACTATCACAAATTTCATTCGATTTACAAAGACAACTAATTAAACACTTTGATCTTGAGGTGGTGAGAGATAATGCAAAAGATAAAGTTATAGAACTATCTAATGGTTCAACTATCAGAATGGGTTCAGTTAATCAAGTAGACTCTACTGTCGGTAGATCGTACGACTTGATTATATTCGACGAGGCTGCATTGGCAGACGGCAAAGACGCTTTCAATGTAGCCTTGCGACCTACTCTAGATAAAGAATTAAGTAAAGCAGTGTTTATTTCCACCCCTCGTGGCAGAAATAACTGGTTTGCAGACTTTTACCATAGAGGCTTTAGTGATGAGTTTAAAGACTGGTCATCTATTCGAGCTACTTATCATGAAAACCCAAGAATATCACAAGAAGACATAACTGAAGCAAAGAAAAGTATGTCTTCAGCAGAGTTTGCTCAGGAATATTTAGCAGACTTTAATACTTATGAAGGTCAGGTCTGGAACTTTGATTATGAAACTTGTGTAGCTGATTTAAGTCAGTTAGATACTAGTAAAATGGACGTTTTTGCAGGAATGGACGTTGGGTATAAAGATCCAACAGCTTTTTGTGTTATAGGATATGATTGGGACGAGCAAAAATTTTATCTTCTAGACGAGTATCTAGACGCAGAAAAAACTACTGAACAACACGCTACCGAAATTAGAAAAAGAATTAATAAATATGATATTGATTGGATTTATATAGATTCGGCGGCACAACAAACTCGCTATGACTTTGCACAAAACTATGATATTTCAACTATAAATGCAAAAAAATCAGTATTAGACGGCATAGGACATGTTGCGGGTATTATAGATAATGATTTATTAATAATAGATCAAAGATGCAGACACACTTTAGAATCCGTTGATCAATATCAATGGGATCCGAATCCTAACTTAATAAAAGAAAAACCAAAACACAATATGGCAAGTCACATGGCAGACGCGCTTAGATATGCGCTTTATACCTTTGAGACATCTGCCAGTACATTTTAAAAATATGACCTGCCAAAAAATTATTCTTGACAACAAGGTAAATTTTTGGTATAATTTTTAATAAATAGGAAATTATGAATTTAAAAAGAGATTTAGTCAAGTACGTTAGAGACAAAGCGAAATCAGGTTATAAGAAAGAGACTGAATGCTATATCTGTGGACACACAGAGAAGCTAGAGTTTCACCACTTCTATGGAATGACTGAGCTTTTAGAAACTTGGCTGAAAACGAATAAAATTACGATAAATTCAGCCGACGAAATAATGAATGTTCGGGAAACTTTTATTGCAGAACATATAAATGAAATTTATCACGAAGCTGCTACACTATGCAAATCCCATCATATGCGGCTACACAGTATTTACGGTAAACGACCAAAGCTCGTAACTGCCGCAAAACAAAAGCGATGGGTAGATAAACAGAGGATAAAAAATGGCATGGTATGACAGACTTTTAGGTAGAAATACGGAGACGGAGGAGAAATTAAATCCTGCGCAGTCGTTTATAGCTCTAGAAGAAGGACTAACACTAGACACTCGTGAAACGAAAGATAATTATCGATCAGCTTACGAAGAGTTAGAGGTAGTTAACCGTGCTGTGAATATGATAGTAGATGATGTTTCTGATATATCGTTTCAAGTTGGGGATAAAATTAAAGGAATCACGCCTATCAAGAATAATGTTCGAAGAAGTCGTGTAGATTTAATACTGAATAGAGAGCCTAACCCATTTCAAGACATAAGTAACTTTAAAAGAAATTTAATAGTAGACTTATTAATAGATGGAAATATTTTTATTTATTATGATGGTGCTCATCTATATCAATTACCTGCAAATAACGTAACGATTCATAGTGATACTCAAACTTATATAGAAAAATTTGAGTACGACGGACACATAGATTACGCTCCTAGAGAAATTATACATATTAAAGAAAACTCATTTAATTCAATCTATAGGGGCGTTCCAAGATTAAAACCAGCATACAGAACTATGTACTTGTTGGATAATATGAGGAAGTTTCAAGATAACTTCTTTAAAAACGGAGCCGTACCAGGATTAGTGCTTAAAAGTCCTAACACTCTTTCTGAAAAAATCAAAGAAAGAATGCTGCAAGCTTGGCAAACTAGGTATAATCCTAAAAATGGGGGTAAAAGACCTCTCATATTAGATGGCGGTTTGGAAGTAGATGCTTTAACAAAAGTAAACTTTAAAGAACTAGACTTTCAATCTTCTATTGCGGCAAATGAAAAAATAATTTTAGAAGCAATGGGTGTACCACCTATACTTCTTGATGGTGGGAATAATGCTAACATTAGACCAAATCATCGACTTTACTACTTGGAAACAGTTTTACCAATAGTAAGAAAAATGTCTTATGCTTTTGAAAGGTACTTTGGATATAAACTAGTAGAAGATGTAACAGATATTCCTGCTCTACAACCAGAGCTAAGAGATCAAGCAGCTTATTACCAATCTTTAGTAAATACAGGCATAATGACACCAAACGAAGCTAGGGAAAGCTTAAACTTAGAAATGATCGAAGGTCAAGACGAGTTAAGAGTCCCAGCTAATATAGCGGGTAGCGCAGCAGACCCCCAAGAAGGTGGGAAACCGCCCCAAACAGAGGAAGAAAATAATGGCGAATAAAAAAGCAATACTCAAACAATTAGCAGATTATTTTGCTGACAAAGGGAAAATGATGACCCCCGCAGAATATAAAGCAATGGAAGATAAGCCAATCAGGTTTATGGTTGCAAAGAGACCTTTTGGATCTTGGGCTCGTATGCAAGGCATGATCAAAGCTAATTTTCCAGAACAGTGGGAAAAGGCTATGGGTACAACAACCCCAGCACCTGCCCCTAAAGCAGCGGCTCCTAAAGCCAAAGCTAAGCCAGCCGCGGCTCCTAAAGCCAAAGCTAAGAAATAGGACTTATTATGAAAGAAAAAATATTTCATTGGACTAATACATTTAAAACACTAGGTGAAGATGATGACGGTAGCGTTAACATTAGAGGCTTAGCTAGCACAAACTCAATAGATCGAGTAGGTGATGTTATTAACCATGATGCATGGACAAAGTCGGGAGGACTGAATAATTTCGAGAAAAACCCGATAATTTTGTTTAATCATAATTATGATAAACCTATTGGTCGAGCTACTTCTATGGAAGTAAACAAATCAGGTCTGGAACTTGGAGCGAGAATCTCTAAGTCAGCAGGCGAAATTAAAGATCTAATTAAAGATGGCGTTCTTGGAGCCTTTTCCGTTGGTTTTAGAGTCAAGGATGCTGAATATAATGAAGAAACCGACGGATTAGAGATAAAAGACGCCGAACTTTTTGAAGTATCAGTTGTTAGTGTTCCAGCTAATCAAACTGCTATGTTTTCTCTTGCTAAATCTTTTGATAGTGAAGCGGAGTACCAGGAGTTCAAAAATCTTTTTAAGAATAACAATGAGGCTAATCAAGTTAATAAACTTGAGACGCCACAAGCGACGGATAAAACCGTTTCACAGGAGAAACCTATGTCTATTGACAATGACACTCCTAACGCTAATGTAGACTTAAAAGCGTATGCAGAAGAAGTAGCAAAAGCAACTGCTGCTAAAATTGCTATGCAACAAGCCGAAACAAAAGCTAAGGAGAAAGCAGAAGCAGAAGAAGCAGCACAGCTAGAAGCTGAAGAAAAAGCTGCTATCGAAGCTGAGCACGAAAAAGTCAAGACGATAGTAGAAGTCGGAATGGAAGGCGCTGAGCGTCTTACTAAAGACCTAGAGGAGCGTGTTTCTGAAAAACACGAAGACCTTGAAAAAGTCGTCGATGAACTTAAGGCTGATCTTACCGAAAAGAAACAAGAAATCGAAGCAATTCGTGAATCTAAAAGAGTTTTCGGAAGAGAAAGCACTTCTGACTGGAAAAAAGCCTATGAAGCAGACATCAATGATGCCTGGACTATGGGTCTTGCAACAGGTAAAGGTTGGAACACAAAACTTGCACAAGCTACTGTAGAAAAAGTTAACGCACATTCAGGCGTTGGCGTTTCTTCAGCTGACTTTGAGCAAACTGTTTCAACTGGTGTCGAAAGAGATATTCAATTAGAGCTAGTAATGGCTCCTCTCTTTAGAGAAATTCCTATGCAGTCAGCAACTCAAATCATACCTATCCTACCAGATAGTGGTTATGCAGAATTTGCATCTGGTCAAACTGCTAGTGGATCATCTCCACATGGTAACCTAGCCCAAAGAGGCGACACTTATGGTTCACCATTCGGTGGTATTGATATGACAGAAAGGACACTTTCTACTAAAAAACTAATTTCACAATCTTACTTAGGTAACGAAACTGAAGAAGATGCAATTCTACCGATTCTTCCTTTAATCAGGGAGTCAATCATTAGATCTCATGCAAGAGCTATGGAAAACGCGTTACTATTAGGTAACAACGCTGACGGTCAATTTGGTACTTCAGGCGCTTCTTTCGATGGTATCTGGCACCTAGCTGAAGCTGACAGTGATGTCACTCAATCAGCTACTGCATTTGCTTCTGATACAGTTACAGCTGCTGAACTATTGGCACTAAGAAAGAACATGGGCAAATACGGTATCAACCCATCTGATGTTGTTTATATCGTTTCTTCTACAGTTTACTACAACTTGCTAGAAGATGCTGAGTTCCAAGATGTGAACCTAGTTGGTGATATGGCTACTAAGCTAAATGGAGAAATCGGAATGGTATTTGGATCTAAAGTCCTAGTATCTGACGAATTCCCAGCTGCTGCAACTAATATGCCTGCAGCAATCGCTGTGTATCCTAAGAACTACGTAATGCCTAGACTCCGCGGTGTAACCATCGAGTCTGATTACGAAGTTGCGAATCAGCGCAGAGTGCTCGTTGCTTCACAAAGAATTGGCTTCACCGATCTAATCGATGGCGCTACTTCTAAGTGGGCTTATCAGTACAAAGGTAGTTAATACCTAATGATTTTTATGTGGGGAGTTTTCTCCCCACATAATTTCTAAAAGAGAATTATGGCAAACTTAGTAACATTACAGGAATATAAAGATTTTACGGGCTTAACAGGGGTAAAGACTGACGCACGTATTACTACTATTATACCTCAAGTTACTAAAGTTGTAAAAAACTATTGTGGTACTTCATTTATCGATTATTATAGTTCTGATAAAACTGAATATTTTGATATAAATGATAATTTTACTACTAGAATTATGTTAGATGAAAGTCCTTTAGTTTCAGTAAGCCAAGTACAAGAAAGAGATAGTCAATCAGACGCATATGTTACACTAATCACAGAAAATTCTGACAGTAGTGGTAAATATGAGTATGTAATTGATACTACAACAGACAGTATACTTCGTACTAGTGCTACAGGTCAAAAAGTTTGGAAAAAAGGAATAAAAGCAGTAAAAGTTGTTTATAGAGCTGGTTATAGTGCTACTCCAGATGATTTAAAACTTGCCTGTTTTGACCTAATAAAATATTATTTAAAAGATGAAAGAAAAGCGCGTATGCAAATAGCAGGTGCTATGGTAGAAAATCCAGTATCTTCTAGTATTACTCGTAATATAGGCTTTCCAGATCATATAAAGAGGATTTTGGACTTTTATAAGATATATAAGTAATGGCTATTTCTAATATTGAAAAAGACCTCAATGAGTTCCTAAAGAAGATGAAAAATGGAAAGCATAAAGAGGTTCATGCAAAATTAGATGACATACTACCATTAGGTAAGTGGCATAAAGTTACTATGAGCTATAAAAGAGTTTCAGATGGAATGATCATAGCCAATTCTAGAGCTTTAGTAATGCAAACGGGTATGCCTAAAGCAGAAGTTGATCAAATATTAAATTCTGCAGTTTATACAGATGCATTTAGAGATGCTTTTGATATTGAAGTAGACAAATTTAGTACTAAACATGATTCAATATTACAAGGAGATATGTTTATATCAAAAGAATATGGTCTTATAATGAAACAAGGAGGTCATACTAAAGCACAATGTCATTTTTATATTCAACCAGATAATAAAATAGACTATGCACAATTTGTTGAGATGTTTAGAAATAATATGCAAGAGTCTTTTTTTGATATAACAGAAACTAACCTACAACTAGATTTTGGTACGTCTAACTATAAAGTTAGTCATAAAGGTCAGAGAAAATATTTAGGGTCTGCAACTCAATTAGGTAGAGATGAAATACAAGGAGGGGTAGAAGCAGCCCATACTAGAGGAAAACTTTTATCTTTTGTAGAATTACGAGCCGAACAAGTACAAGCAAATATTCCAGCAGGTATTGTTGAATATGATTTAATGGAAAACTTGTTAGCAGAACTTAAATGGACATGGAAAGAAGATGAAAATTTAAAAGGTAATCCTTCTACTTGGAGTTCTTATAGAGCTATTGGAATAAAACCAGGAAGTAATCCAATTACACCCTATGATGGTCAGAAAGCAATTAGGAAAATACTAAGAGCTTTAAAAAATGTAAAGGCTGATATAACTGGAGCATTAGACCCACAGTCAGCAGCTTTCTATAAAGGTAGCAAACCTTTTGCAGAAAAAGTTAAAGACGCCTCAAAACTGCACTTAGTAAAAGCTATAGAAAAGAAAAATAAAAAACGTATAACAAAGAAAAAAATAAGAACTAAAGTACCTAAACCAAAGAAAGGAACAAAAAAATTAAAAACTAATCTTACCTCTAAAATTAAAAAAAGTAACTATATTACTGCTGGTAGCATTAAAGTAGCTAAAAAAGGTAAAGAAAAAGGTGGTGGTAAAGAAGCTTCTACTTTTGATGCCGCAGAGTTAGCAAGACTTAAAAAATATATTCAAGGTAGATTACCTGCAGAGGTTAGAAGAAATATGGGAAGACCTGCCCTTATAAATAGAACAGGTAGGTTTTCAAACTCAGTACAATTACTTAGTTTAACAGAAGCTCAAAACAGTATAATGGCAAGGTATACATACCTATTAAGTCCATATCAAACATTTGAAAATACAGGCAGAAAAAGATGGCCATTAGCTTACAACCCTAAGCCGCTAATAGCCAAAAGTATAAGAAATTTGGCTCAGGGAAGAATTGACGGAAAATTATCAGTTAGGAGAGTATAGTGTCAGAGTATAGAACAGCAAGAAAAAGGGTTGTTGATGCTTATGTTGATGAACTGAAAAAAATTAACGGACAAAGTCCATATAACTCAAATTTATTTAATAATGTCGAGGGACACACGGTATTTCTTGATCAGATTACTCAATACCCAAAAGTATGTGTAGTAGCTGGTGACGAAACTAGAGAATATCAACCCGATGGATTTAAATGGAGATTTCTTCAACTTGAATTTAGAGCATATGTTGAAGATGAAAATGATCCGCAAGAAGAATTAGCTCTTTTGTTAGAAGATATCGAAAGGGTTATTGATAATAACGATGTTTTGGTATATGACGATACAGTCGATCCAAGCCTCAAAACAACTTCCTCAACTATATTGAACATTTCTACAGACGAAGGTGTACTATCACCACTAGCTCTTGGCGAAATAGCAATACAAGTTAGGTATTAAAAGTGAAATTACAGGCAGATAAATATCTTGCTTAGTACTTTCAAAGAAGAAATAGGAGAAAAGCAATGGCTTTAAATCTTTCACGTAATACGAAAGTATTTGTAAGCTCAGTAAACGGAATCCCTACTGCCGGTGGCGGTATTCTTACTGCATATGTAAGTACTAAAGGTACTGGTTATGCTGTAGGCGATATTGTTACTTTAGGTACTACTTCTGGTTCAGGAGCAAATGCAAAATGTACAGTTCTCTCTATCTCAGGCTCAGGTGCAGTAGAAACAGTAGCAATCCCAAATAACTTTAGAGGTAATGGATTTGTTGCAGACGAAACAGCAACAGAAACAGCAGTAGAAGCCTACGATGGAACTAATAATGGTTCCGCAAGTGGACTAGTCATTACTGTTAAAACAGTTACTGGAACAACTACAGCTGACGGAGCAAGAGCAGGATTAGGACGTTTTGTTGGAAACGGTACAAGTGCAAACTGTTTCAGAATAGGTGTATTAGATGGGTATAGTTTCTCTCAAGGAAGTGAATCTACAGATGTAACCATCAACGAAGCGGGTTCAGCGCCAAACCGTGGATCTAAACGATTCAACGACGCGTTACCACCTGCAGAATGGTCTTTTGCAACTTATGTAAGACCTTTTGTTCATGGTTCAGCAAGTTACAGAGCAAATGGAACACATGATATGGTAGAAAATATTTTGTGGTCAGCATTAGCTGGTACAGGTCTATCAGACGCCTCAGGTGCTGCAGTAGCAACTAGTACTGGTACTGCAAATGGTGCTCTAGTTGACTTTTTGGAATCTGATGTTCACGAACTTATGAAACTTAACATCTACTTCGCACTAGAGAATACAACTTATCGTCTAAATGAAGCACAAATCGGAACTTGTGAAATCGATTTTTCAATTGACGGTATTGCACAGATTACCTGGTCTGGTAGTGCAACTACTATTGACCAAGTAACAGAAGCATATGATGATCCTTCTAAGTATAAGATTGAAGCGTATGACGCTGATGGTGCTAGTTTAACACATTCTAGTGGCACAACTGATACATATGTAGAAGGTTTTAATTATGTCGATACTACTGGCCCAAGTGATGCAGATTACTTGAGAAACAAACTTTCTAGTTTATACCTTGATGCAGACGCACAAGGCGGTGGTTCAAGCTCAGGTGGCTTGGACAATCGAACATACGATATCAATATAACTGGCGGCTCTATTAGTATAGAGAACAACGTTACATATGTAACTCCAGAAACTATTGGTGTTGTCGACAAACCAATCGGTTCCTTTACAGGATCCAGGACTATTAGTGGTTCACTAACTATGTATCTTGATACAAAATCTAATGGTTCAAACCAATTACTTACTGACTTGGCAGCTGCAACTGACCTTGTTACAAACGTTTTTGATATGCGTTTATACATGGGTGTAGCTGGAGCGGTTGGTTCAGATGGTGACGCTATGGGGTCAGATGACTTTACAGCACCTGGTGTAGAATTTAATATGCCAAAAGCTCACTTAACTGTACCAGTTATCGAAGTCGGTGACCTAATCTCAGCTTCTGTAGAGTTCGCGGCTCACGGAACAGACCTATTAACAGGTGATGAAATGAAGGTTAAATATCTAGGTTCTACTACACATAGTGAAACATCTAAGTATGGTACTACGCATAGAGCAAACGCTGCCTAGGTAAAACAATGTCTTATAGTTTTCTTCGCGAGAGTAAGCTATATATAGTGTATAGCGGAAATAAGTATAGAATATATACTACTTCCGCTATCACTTTTGATCAAACATTTGCGGAAGATGCGTACTCAGTAAAGACTTTGCACGATCAATCAAAAATGTTTGAAGGTTCAAGCATAACAAAAGCAAATCCTGCTTCGTTTAGTTTTGATATACCTTTAACAACAGAAAAAGACGAGTCTATAATGGTAGACTTAGCTTGTGACTTAGTTGCTACATCGGAAGCTGATATAGAAACACAGCAACTTAAGTCATTTGATATTTACGTACAAACTGGAAGCAGCACTTTTAAATTAGAGGGAGCTGTTATTACAGGAGCTACATTTGATTTTGTACCTACTAATCAATTTCAAATGAGGCTTGAAGGACAAGGTAAAAAACTAACAAGAGCAGGAGATGAATCATTTTCAATCCCAGGCAGTGCTCAATCTGAGTCTGCCACGAGAAATCCTCTCATAGTATATCCAGTTATTGAAATAGATAGTTTAAATATGAGCAGTATTATAAGCTGTAATCTACAACTTCAAAATAATATAACTTGGACACCATACGAAACTCTTAATGATAGCCTTGAAGTAACAGACTCTAGTAATGCAATGTTTCCAACAACTTACACTTTAGGTAAGCGTATTATATCGGGAGAAATACGTCAATACCAAACCGACAATAATGTCACACAATTTGATGATTTTAATACTGATAGTACTTTAATAATAAAAGCAATAGAAGTAGGAAAAGCAAGTAATGCTACTGCTTTCTTTCAATTAACTATAAATCCTTGTATGTATACAGCAAGAGTACAACCTGGCGAAGTATACAGTCAAAGTTATGATTTTAGATCGCTTGATAATAGTGCATTAAGTAGTATAATCACACAATATTCATAGGAGAATAAAATGGAACTAAAATCCCTGTTGGTCGACACTAAGACCGTTTGGGTCGAGTTTCCTGGTCTTGATGGATTTGAAGTCGAACTGGCGAACCTCTCCCGAAAAGAACTTGTTGCACTTAGAAAAAGATGCACTCAAAATAAATTTAACAGAAAAACTAGAGCATTTGAAGAGTCTCTCGATGATGATAAGTTTGTAAAAAACTTTACTGAAGCAACGGTTAAAAGTTGGAAAGGTTTAAAACTTAATTATCTCGAAGACTTAGTACTTGTAGATTTAGGCGGACAAGACGGTGAAAAAGAATTGCCTTTTTCTATAGAAAATGCACTCCAACTTGTAGAAAATTCAAGTGAGTTTGATAACTGGCTCAACGAGGTAGTCTTTGATCTTGAGAATTTTCGTACTTCAGAGCAAGCAAAAAATAGAGAAAAAATTAAAACTGTTCCTAGACCACAATAGTATAGGAATGACAAAAGACCAGTATCTCCTAATGTGTGAGCAAACTGGTCAAGAGATTGATTGGGAAAGATGTCCTCCAGATATAGATGACTTTCCTGAATCAGTTCATACAGCTATACAAATATTTAATACATTAGGTGATAGAGTTTATGCAGACGTAGGCTTTACTGGTAAAGACTTTACAAATTTAGATTTTTTGTTAGATAATTTTTACATAACTGAAAAAACAGAAAAAGATTGGATTATTGAATTACTATCTTTTTTAGAGAAGACTTCTATTAAGCAGTCGCAGGAGCAAATAAAAGCTCAATACGATAAGATTAAGAAACGATAAAATGGCAACATCAGATGAAATCAATATAAAACTAAAGATAGACGATGGAGAGTTAAAACTCGCTGACGCTAATATCAAAAAACAATCTGCTGCCTTAGATAAAAATACAGGTAGTAAAAAGAAAAATGAACAGCAAAGTAAAAGAAACTTTGCTGTAGAAAAATCTTTACATCAAACAACTCTTAATAGTACAAAAGCTTTTTCAAAACAAGCTAGAGACATGGGTGGCTCTTCTGGACTAGTTGCCGCCTATGCAACTTTAGCTGCTAACGTCTTTGCTGCAACCGCAGCTTTTGGGGCACTTTCTCGTGCTGCACAATTCGAACAATTAAAAATAGGTTTGGTAGAACTAGGTGCAGCTAGTGGTCAAACTCTTTCTGTTATGGCTAATGGTTTAAGAGAAGTAACTGGAAATGCTATATCTGCAGAAGAAGCTATGAGAGGAGCAGCTTTAGGTATTTCGGGTGGATTCTCGGGGGTAGAACTAGAAGGTCTTGCTAAAGTAGCAAAAGGGGCTTCTATAACTCTTGGAAGAAACTTACCAGATGCATTTGATAGATTGACTCGAGGTGCTATTAAGCTAGAGCCTGAAATTCTTGATGAATTAGGTATTATGGTTAGGCTAGATGATGCTGTAGAAAAATACGCAGCACAACTAGGTAAATCTGTTGGTTCATTAACACAAATGGAAAGAAGACAAGCATTTATGAATGAAATTTTAGAGCAAGGTGCTTTAAAGTTTGGAGCAATAGCTGATGAAGTAGATGCCGATGTATACTCTCAATTAGGAGCTACATTCTCTGATTTAACAAAAGATATCTTTACATTTATTAATGATACATTAAGATTAACAACAGTAATTAAATTTTTATCAGAAAATACAATGATTTTATTTGGTACTATGGTTCTTTTTGGAAGTACCATAGCAGGAAAAATGTTACCAGTTTTAGGTCAAATGGGAGAAAAAGCAAGAGCAACAGCAGATAATTTACATAGATTAGCAGACAGTCAAAAAGCATCAATTAAAGCAGCAAAACTTTCCAAAGCTGAAGGAATTATAGAATCGGGTGTAGGATCCGATGCTTTTAAAGATATAATGAAAAGTTATAAAGAGGGAACAGCAGGAGCCAAAGAACTAACAGAAGCAGAAAGAAAGATAGGCATTGGTTTAGGAAGGCTAAGATCTAAACGAAAATTTAATTCCGAACAAGAAAGATTAGAACACCTAGCAAGAATAAAACAATATGAGACTGAAAAAGCAGAGCTAGGACAGCTTATAGCATTAGAAGAGGGCAGGGCTAGAGGCGCTGTCGCAGCAGAATCAGCAGAAGTACTTGCAAGAAATGCAGATACTGCGGCAGATGCTATTGGTTCATACTCTGCTGGAGCCGCAGGTTTAGGAGCAACCTTTGCAGCATTAAAAGAGAATAATAAAGGTCTTTCAAAAGCATTATTTGAGCAGAATATGAAAATGTCAAGTGGTGGTGCAATTTCAAAATTATATAATAAGGCATTGGCAAAAGCAACAGCATTTACAACTTTATTAGGTCAACGAGTTAAAGTACTTGGTGCTGCATTTTTAAAAGCATTACCTTTAATAGGTTTAGTTACAGTAGCTTTAGGTGCTGCGTATCTTGCATATAGAAAATTTTTCCTTACAGAAGAACATGAAGCATTCATGAAACAACAAGAAGAAACTCAAAAAATATTAGAAAATCAAGTAGAAATACAAAGAAAATTCTTACAAAACCAAGAGAGAATAACAAGTTCAGCAAACAGACAGACAGCTGCTTATGTTGCTATGAGTGGTATGATAAAAGAAACAAACCAAGCTCTAAGAGAGGAAGTAAGACTTAGAAAACTTTCGGCACGAGACCAAGAAAACTTAGGAAGAAGAAACGCTGATAGAGCTGCAGCTAACTTAGTGGAACAGGACTCAACTTTGGTAGGGGGATATATGGGTATTGGAGCTACTACATTATATGGAGATACGGGAGATGAAAAAGTTATAAATGAGTTTGGTGATAAGTTAGGTGGAATTATTAACGAAATATCTAACAAAGCTGAAAAGATAGACTTTATAGAAAGATTATTTGGTATAGAAAAATCTGCAGAATTTAAATTCTTTAAATCTGCTATCAATAGTGATATACCTAAAGTTGCAGAAATGGCATCTAAACAATTTAAAAATATAATGGATCGAGGTTTAAGTGGAGCTGAATTAGCTGCGGCTTTAGAAGCAGGATACGCTAACTTAGAAGAAATATTAGGTGGAATAGGAGCAGCAGCTCAGGGTGTAGCGAATGGCTTGAGAGAGTCTGAAAAAGAAGGCTCTAAGTTTTTAGCTTCTTTTTCTAGAAAAACAAAAATTTCTGAATTTGCTCGTCAAGTAGAAGGAATGAGAAAAAATTTAAAAACCATGAGAGGCGAAGTAGATATACTTTTTGATCAAGGTGGTGAAGGTGCTTCAGCAGACAGAATGGCTTTAGAAATGGGACAAGCTTTAAGTGGAGTTGGATCAAGGACAGCTGATTTAGTTGGTCCAGAGTTTGCCCAACAAGTTAGAGATATAAAGAAAGAAGAAGATGAGATGAGAAAAATCAAACTAAAAACGTTTGATACAGAACAAGAAAGACTAGATGCAATAGATGCTCAACAAGCTATTATAGACGAACAAGTAAAATCTCTAGGTAAGATGGACGGTGAATACGAGAGTATGATTGACAAAGTTCTTGAAATAGAAAGAGCAGAAATAAGTAATGCACAGGCTTTAAAAGCAATGCAAGAATCTACAAAAATAATAAACTCTCTTAAAAAACAAAATGTAAATTTAGCGAAAGAAGAAAATAGAATAGCACAAGCTCAATTAGCTTTAGAAGTAGATTTGGCTGAAAAACAATTACAACTTTTAGAAAGACAATTTACAGGATCAGCAGCTTTAAAAGAAGAATTTAAATTTGGCAAAGATTTGGTAATACTGGCAGGTCAAAGAGTAAGTGAAGCTCATTTGGAAGAAATGTCTTATGAAGACAGAATAAGATTAGCTGAGCAATTAGGTATAAGTGCAGATAAAGTTTTTTCAATGGAAGAACTCCATTTAAAAATAACAGAAAATTTAAGAAAGAAAGACTTTAAAGCAAGAATAAGAGAAGATGAGTTTAGAATAGCTGAACTAGAAAGACTTCAAAAAATACAACAACAAGAAACTGCAATATTTAAGTTAAGACAAGAACAACTAAAAATTACAAAGATGGAAAATAACTTTAATAAGGGTGATGCATCTAAATTAACAGCAGTTGAAGAATCCGAACTAAGAATAGCAGCAGCTAGAGAAGAATTAAGAACAGCAAAAGAAAGAGAAGAGGCTGAAAAAGAAGCAGCATTAGCTAGACAGTTTATAGCACTACAAGAATTAGAAGAATTAAAGAAGAAATTACAAGAGGCTAAAACTCCTATGTCGGAAGAAGTAGAAAATATACTAGCTGAACAAATAAATAGACAAGCTGGTCTTGATTTTGAAAAAATTGAAGAAGATATAAAAACTTTTGGATCAAAAGTAGAAATGGAAGTTCTTAAAGCTTTTGACGCCGCATTACAATTAGCAGCTGAAGGTAGAGGTATGGAAGCCTATGCAGCAGCTTTAAAAGCGGCTACTGATGCAGCTTCTCCTGGTGGGGAAGATATAACAGCAGGAGAAGCCGTACAGCTTATGGAAACTCAGGTAGCTAGTGCAAAAGAAGCTTTATTGGAACTAGGCCCTCAGGGCGAAGCTTATGCAGGTGTACTAGAGGGAATGAATGGTATAGCTAATTCTATACTTTTAATAGGTCAAGCAGGAGATAATTCTGCACAAAAAATTAGAGGAGTTACTGGTACTCTTAAAGGGATAGGTCAAATGATTATGCAATCTTCTAAAGCACAATCAGCAGAAATAGAAAATCAAATAAAAGCAGAAGAAAAGAGAGATGGTAAATCAAAAGAATCCTTAGCAAAAATAAAAGCAATGAAAGCAAAACAATATGCTATAGAGAAAAAAGCTTTTGAACAAAACAAAAAGATACAGTTAGCAAATGCAATTGTAAATGGTATGGCGGCTATACAAAGTGCTTTTAAAACAGATCCATTTTTCCCTCTTGGTTTAGCCATGGGAGCTTTAGCTACTGGAATTACTATGATGCAAATAAAAGCTATACGAGGTCAAACATTTCAAGGTGATAATCCAAACGCAGGAGCAGCACCGCCAGCATCTATAAGTGTAGGGGCTAGAGATAATAGAGTAGATGTATCACAAAGAGCAACTGCAGGAGAACTCGCATACCTTAGAGGTGATAAAGGGGTTGGAACGACAGCAAACCAGTTTCAATCAATGAGCGGGGCAGCAGGACTACGTAAAGGTTACGCAAGTGGTGGTGTACTCGTAGGAGAGCAAGGACCAGAAGTAATTAAACCATATGCTGGATTTGAAGTTGTACCAAATGATCAACTAGGTGGAAAACAAGTTAATGCGCACTTTACAATAAACGCAATAGATGCACGAGGAGTAGAAGAAGTACTTCAAGAACAACAAGGAAATATAATAGGTATGATCAGAGCAGCAGCAAACGATTATGGTCAAGAGTTTTTAGAAGCAGTAGAGGTAGATCACTTAGCGGGTACACCTAAATCAGCAGGAGGAATTGATTACTAATGGCAACATTTACTAGTTTTTTAGATATACTACCTGATCCAAATAATAAAATTGGAGACGCAGGACAAGCACTTGGTTCAGGAACAGCTGGGCCTGGCTTTGCTTCCGTTAAGTTTTCTTCTCAAGCACCAACACAAGTTTCTAGAACAAACAGCGGTAGAGTTATTACTCGAAGAGTGGCAGGTCAAAGATGGGATATAGCAATAACTTATAATCCAATGACTCGAGACGAATTTGAACCTGTCTATAATTTTTTATTACATAGAGGAAGATTAGATCCTTTTTATGTACAACTACCAAATCAATATAAAGGTAGAGTATCTGCGTTTGCTACTCACACATCTAGTAATACACCTACAGCTGCATCTGCTTTAAATCAGGGTGCTCAATTTATGTTACAGGCAGGTCACTCTACTACTCAGACAACTACACCAAAACCGGGTGATATGTTTACAATAACAGATACAAATGATTCTTTGCATACTAAAGCATATAGAGTTACACGGGTTATGAATAATGCTGATTATCATAGTGGATTACATTCGCAACCTACAACAGCTCAAAGAATTGTTTACTTTTCACCACCTCTTCAAAGAAGTGTAAGTTCTGGGTCAGGTATAGATTATTACCAACCACTATTCAGAGTCATACTAAAAGGTGATGTACTTGAATATAGTTTAGGTACTAATAATTTATATCAATTTCAACTTAACTTAGAGGAAGCACAAGCATAATGAGTGAAAGAGCTTTAAATGTAGCAACAAAAAAGCGGCTTATAAATAATGAGCCGTTTGCTTATGCACACCTAATAAAATACGAAAGACCTCGTAAAATACCTGGTAGTAGTAGTCTTGTAAATACAGACGCAGCAAGATATACTTATTTAACAGATGCTGCCTTTAATATCTCTTTTGATGACGGAACCTCAGATGTAGCTGGAAATAGTAATGGTGCTCAAACCTATGTTGCAGATAAAGTTTTTTCTGTAGGTGGATATCAAGAAACAACTGATCCAAAAGCTACTTCAATTACTCTTACTTTAGCCGCAGAAAATTTATATAACTCTATTACTAATAGTGCTATTACTATGTCAAATAGTAATAGTAGCATTACTGTACCTAGTCATATAAACCTTATTGAAGAAGGCTTTAGAGAAGGCGATAAAATTTTAATTACGGGTGGAACTAACTCTGGAAAAACAGCAATTATAACAGGAATCAAGACAAATGGTACTGT